CAAACAACCAAAGAAACAAACAACCAATTGACAATGCCTCGCCCGACTGTACGACATCAACCACATGTCGTCGTCAACCGCAACAGGCGGGCGAGGGCGCAAGCCAACCAGGCGATGAACACAAGCACTCCGCACAACGAGGAGCGCCCCGTGTTCGAGCTTGAGGGAAGGCTGACCCTCGTCCAAGAACGAGACATTGAGTGGAAGGTGAGAGTTGAACACGTCGAACGCGATGTTCCCGACCTAGAGTCCCTGCGAGACCCTGTCAATCAGACGGGTCCTGTCCACTCGGCTTGTGTGCCCATCGTGACCTCCAACGATGCGGTTTCATACCTAGCTGCCGTCAATAAACGATCCAACTTCATTCAAAATGGGGACAACGACGACCTGTCAGACGAAATGTGTGCTCACGCCGCAAAAGTCATCGACGCGTTGCCTTCCATTTTTGACACATGGGATGAGAATGAGATCGACAGAGAGCGCTGGTTACGCAAGTTCGACATGAGCAAGAGACAAAGGATGGAAGCAGCATGGGAATCATGCGATCGAATGACTCTCTCCGAACTGAGAAAGAAAAACGGATCTGTTAAGATTGAAACATTAGTCGGAAAGCGGTTTGACAAGACCGCCGCCGGTCGCATCATTTATGCCGGCACCGATGTTTTTAACGCCGTCACCGGACCTGCAATGATGGTCGCCATGGAACGTTTGTGTGCCTTGCTCGATCATGAGCAAGACGGCGAGCGCCTCAAGGTGGGTGGCGTACTCGAAATCCTCCTCGGATACAAGAAGGATGACAAAGAGTTGGCAAGTTTCATCAAGGACGAACGTTTTAGGGAAATCGTTGAGGGCGACTTTAGCCGCAACGACCGTGAGCAGCGCAAACGTGTTGCAACTGAGATCACTGATCGGTGGTTTCGGGTACTCGGTTTCCCTTCTTGGTTCAGGCAACTCATGCTCGACCTCGAGGTATACAGCTTGACGAACCGCGACTTCGGCGTCAAAGTTCACCTCATGTATCAGCTGGCGACCGGCACCACCAACACGACCTTCCGCAATTCGACCTACAACATCACAATGTTCGTGGTCGCCTGCACTTTACAAGGCAGGCGCGGAAAGGCGTTGGTGCTGGGCGACGATCTGTTGGCCGCGCTCAACAAGCGGCTCAATTTGACAGATTGGATCAAGACCGT